GCGAGGCAGCCTACGAGCCCGAGGGTCGTGCTGAAGAATAGCGAAGATAGGACGCCATCAACGGTTGCGAGATTTAGCATTGTGTGCCTTTACTGGTGTGCGAAGCTTGCGGAAGGTTGAGCCAACGGAACAGCCGGCGGCGAATGTCAATGCGATCAAGGCAATTAGCCAGACGGTCATTTGTGCGGTTGTAAGCATCAGCGGCCTCGTGGTATGTAGTTGTAGATAAGTGCTCCGATCACAACGGCCACCACTGCGATCGATACGTACTGCATGGTTGAGTAAATCGCGGGAACATCATCAGAGACGTACGGGATCAAGCCCGAAATCTCCGCGCTAAGTGCCTGAATTCGCTCGAGCTCCACATTGGCTTTCGCTAAGTATTCCCGTGCCTGTGAAGCCGCCTCTCGCGACGTGTTGGCACTCTGTGAGATAGCCGCCGTGCTCGATGCGCATCCGCTGCTCAGGATCAGGATGATGAATAACGCGAGGTGGATCATGCAGCGCGAATTTTTGTAATTAATTGGTTTGTGATGTAGTCATAACCAGCACTAGTTAAGTGAGCATCGCCAAGCGAATCGTAATACCCGCTGTCTTGTAGGAATGCGCCTTTAGTGCTATTGCGTATGTCAAATACTGTCACAACATCTGATTTACCGTAAGCGGTTACGACCGCACTAGCCATTGCTGTCATAACGGTATCGCCTGTATTTCCAGTGCTGACTACTGGATGTGAAACCATTACAACAAAACCCAAATCTTCGGATGCATAGCCAAGTGCAGACCATGCATTGGTTACAAGAGTAATGAGCGCGTTGCAATTGTCGACAAATCCAGCGCCGGTATTACTTGCGGTTGGCGATGTGCCAACACTAGTAAGCGTATCTACGCGATCGTTCATCCCGCTTTGGATAAACACAATCACTTTGCCAGCAGATCCTCTCGCAGCAATTTGTCTAAGTCGAATGTTTTTGAAATAAGTCTGAATAGTGGCAGTTGGACAGTTTTGCAAACCGGCGGCCAAGTATCTGACCGATCTTCCACCTTCACTAAACAGCGAATTCACGGCGCACCCTGCTTCTTTTTTGTAGCAGCAGTGGTAATACCCGGCAAACTTCCCGGTATTGGAAACATTTGCAATACCAAACGTGCCAAGAGGAAATACCGTTGTACCAATCCAAGATAAATTTTGACGTTTCGGTGATCCGGTAAAGGTTGCCGAAGATACCGATACACATGACAAATCGTCAGCAAAGTCTATGTCGGTCCCTCCGGCGCATGATGGCCGAACAACGGTGGTCGGACTATAGATTGTTCCATTGTTGCGATCGGCCATACCCTGAAAGTACGAACCTCCACCCGATGCAAACTGCGCTCTGACTACTCGGTAAATGAAAGCGGTAGTAAAGAACGAATGACCATCTAATAGCGTGATGCCGTCAGCGCCCGTTAGCGATCTCACCGTCAGTGCGTCGTTGTACCAAGCAGCTTGTACGGTTGAATCTCCATAGGGTTTCCAAGTCCCTGACGTACCAGCGGATTGCAAATTGGCTAAACCACTTGCAAGCGTTCCATTTTGAGGACGGTTTAACGCATTTTCTAAATTTGGCTCAACCCATCCAGTAGGGCTAATGATCGGATACAACGCCGTTGAATACTGCGTTGCTTTCGTTGTGACATAACGAACGATTGCCGACATGTATCCACCTGATCCCGCAGCGTAGAGATTGTTGGAATCCCCAATTGCAATAAAATCAAGATTGGTTTGGCCATTCAATCCCGCGTTAATAAAGTCTTGTGAGCGCCTTGATCCATAAACATCTGGACCGACCAGGTATTGACCGCTAAGAGCCGAGCGACGCATCATTGAGGTGTACATGGTCAGGGAATGCTTTCTGCTGTAATGCGTGCGAAGATGGTCGCGATGTGTCGGTTCTCGCTGCCGGATGTCGGGTCGGCGTAGAGGACGATGGTGCCCCAGGCATTGGCGTCCACGGTCAGGGTTTGCGCGGCCGTCCAGGCAACCGTGGCAGTGCCGCCGCCAGCGTTGACTACTGCGCCCGTGCCTTGCACGGTGACCGTGCCCACGGTGAGATAGCCCTTGGGCGTAAATCCTGCGTTCGTCCAGTGGAAGTTTCCACCGTCATCGTGGACGTGCATGGAGACGGCGAACACCTCACCTTTGCAGATGACCTGGGGCGGGATCGGAGTTACGAGCGTGAGGTTAGCCATTAGGTGCACCTGATTGGGTTGGGACGATCGAAGTACGCAAACACCGCGCCGCTGCTGTCATAGCACACGTGTAGTTCCACCTTCGCGGAAAGTTGTGTCGTTGGCCATGAAGCCGTGTTCGTGCTATAGATTGAGCCAACCGGCCCAGCAGTTGCAGCTGGCGCGGTCGAGATGTTCATACCGTCAACAATTGTGGAAGTGTTGTGCATTTCGCGAAGGTTGATTGCGGCTTCATAAGTTCCACTTTTGTCGTTAGTTGGCAACGTAATACCACCGCCACCGATCGGAGTCGGGAACCATATCTTTACCGCGTACGTCCATCGGTTGGCGCTGTAGAGAGTGGCAGTCTCCAGTGTGACTAGGACAGATTTGGTGGGCGCTTTGTTGAACGCCTCACCCTGGGCAAACTTGATCCCTGCGGCGTTGGCAGTTGCAACTCGCTGAGTCTGTGCGAAACCGTTCATGGCGAACCGTGTCAGGCCGCCGTACATGTTCCCATTGAAGATGGTGTTTTGCCAGGCCATTATGCAATCGCCACTGGCTTGGGGTTAGTCAATGCGGCCAGATCCAATGCCGCCAAGATGTCGGCGAATGCGGATTTCGTGTTGTAGCGTTGCAGGAAAACCACTTTGTCAACTTGGAGGATCGGCAAGCCACCAATGGTGACGCCCGAAACTAATACCGGCTCTCCAGTTGGGTTCGGCGCCGGAATCTGCTCAAGGTGGTACCAGGCGTCGTATAGGAACGTGTGCGACATCCGGTAGTAGTTGTCTTCCGGTGCGGTCTGAAAGCCTTGGTAGAGCAGTGTTCCGGTTGGAAAACCAAGGAACGCGACGCTGTTCCGGTTGCCCACGTATGAGGTGTAGCTAGACCACAATGGTTCCGCCGTCGGCGCGCCTTGAGGTAGGGTCCGGTCGTACTGTGTCTCAATCGTTACAAGTTGCTGAGGTACGTCATAGACCTTTGGCTTGCCATTCGTGTCGACTTTATTGCCAGCAATGTCTATAGCGGACGAAAACGTTACGTCTCCATCGGTTGGGAACGTGGGAGCGTTGCGATACATAGCCGTTGATCGCACTACGGTCGCGCGGGTGCAACTGCAATACTCACCAGTCGAATTAACACCTGGTTTTCCATTGCGTGTGCTTGCTCGATGCGTGACAATCCAAGCGTTCTGCCGCTCCCGTACCGGCTCAATGGTTACTTCACGGATCACCATCGTCTTGAGGTAGGAATTTCCCGTGTAAAGCGTTGAACTAATTCTGCTCGGAGGTGTTCCTGCAGCTTCGAGTATTTGCGCTTCTGTTGGCTGCGTACTGCCGCTGCTCCATGTCATTAGGTACTGCAAAGTGATCGACGATTCACCTGGCGTCGGCACGAGTGAGTAACTGCGGCTGTTTGGACGTTCTACAAGTGTGAATGACATTAGGACCCACCTTTTAATGTTCTGTGGATTTGGCGGAGTACTTCCTCATCGCGCCGAGGGGTGTCACTCATGCCAGCAGTCTTCTCTTGGCCGCTTGTGCCAAAAAGAAACTGGTCATTTAGGTTTGAAAGATTCTGCATACTGAACTTTTTGCGAGGATCGGTAAAAGTCATAGTGAACTGATTCATTGCCTCATTTAACATCGTTTCACCGCTTTGTTTCATCGATTCGGTGAACGCCAGTTGTCCACCACCAGCAGCGGATACATCGCCCTGAGTGCGTTGCTGAATGCCCTGCCGCTTGGCGCGTTCTACTCCTGCTACATCGAGGCCGTATGCCTTCGCCATTTCGATCTCTTGGTTGATCTTGGCAATCTGCGTTTCCATTACGCCGCGCTGGGCTTCGGGTGAGAACCGCGTAGCCATCTGCGCCATCTCGGTCATGCGGCGATCCATGATCCGGAATGCACCCATGAGCATCTGGAAGCCCATCTGCGCCATGTTGAACGATGCACCAACAGCAATGGCGCTGGTCTTGCTGTTCAACTTAGCCAACTCGCGATTGGTTGCCGCCACGCCCTTGATGACGCCGGACGGATCGACTTCCGCGCGAATGACAGCCTTCATGCTCTTATCTGCCATAGGTCTCCTTCTTCAACCACGGAATGCAGCGCTGTGGCTTTTGCCCGACAGCGTTGCACACCAGGGCCGTAAGCAACCACTCGCACCGCTCAAGGGTGGTCAGTTCGGTATTGGCAATGAGTCCGCTCATGTTCATGCGCTGTTCACCGTCTGCGATTCGCCAGAGCCGCCGTTCGGCGGCGTCGTAAAACGTTCCCGGTTGATCTCCTCCAGCAGTGCCGAGCAAATGTCCGCTCGGACATTTGCCATGTCTGCGTGGTTGTGAACGAACGGCGTGCCATCGATGCAGGACAGACAAGCCGCCCACCAATACGGATCCATTGCAGCGCGGGTGTAGTCGGCCATCGTTGGCTCCCGCACCATGATGACGCCAACACCGGGCACATCAACGCGCCGCGGCTTCGGTGAGATTGAAGACAGATCGAAGGGCATTAAGCTTCCTCAACGGTGATTGACCACATACCAGGGCCGGAGCCGTCATCAGTGCGGGTTGCGCTGGTGATGTGTCCGGTGAGGGTGTAAGCAATTGAACCTTTATCCGTGTAAGTAAACACAACGGAAGCCGACTGCGCGGCCGCAATTGTGGTGGGGTTCATGTGCGTCCGAATTGCCCCATCTAGGCCGCTGTCTGCCATGCAATCGAAAGTGGCGCTGCGCTGAATACGTCCAGGCATTCGCTTCTCGGCGAAATCACTCAGACTGGTTGAGTCAAGCGATGTGCGCGAATGACTAAACGTAACATTTTTTGCAGCGTAAGAAACGGCGCTTCCAAAATTAAGCGAAAGCGCTCCGCCGTAGCCTGGTGTAATTGCCATTAGGTGGTCTCCTGTACAAGTAGTTCGAGTTGAATAGTCCCGATGCGCTCCGCATCGGTCTTGCCGTCATCTATTGATTCTGTGCTCATGGTCACGCTAAACGCGGCCAGCACAAGCACACAGTCGTAGGTTGCGTTGGTAATTGGTGAGGTGAACGTAGCCCGCAGATCGTCGACAAGTGAAAGGCAGTCAATCAGGTTGTCGGCGATTACTTGCACTTGAACGGTGACCGTCCAATGGCACAATGCAGGTATGCCTGAAGTAACAACATCAATGGCAGCGCTGGTGATTTCGTAGACGTAACACGGTGTTGAAACGCCCGCTTGGCGAACGCCGCAGAACGTGTCTGCGTTGATTTCAAGTGCCGCCTGGACGGCGCGTTGGATATTACTTAGGGACACTGGTATTCCCCATTCCGAGGATCTTCCGCGCCTCAATAAGGATTTCGGAACTGATCGCTTGCATGATCCGGGCTACGTTCGCTTTGCCCCACATATCTCCGTAGTGATTGCCGGGGATCATGCGTCCGGAGTTCTTATGCACGAATCCATTCTCAGTCCAGGGGAACACGAACTGTCTGCCGCGTGCGCGTGCGCCGCCTTTCTTGCCGAGTTGAACTCCGAGCTCGGCGCGGATCGGTGCGCCGGCGGGGCCCATTCGCTTGGGCGAACTCACGCGAGTAGCGGAGGCAATTGCCTTGCGGTGCGTGTTCTTTCCGCTGCGGACATAGGGCGCATTCAGCAGCACCGCTCTCAGGTTTTCCACGAACGGCTTGAAGCCCTTGCGGATTGCCTTCTTTCGCACTGCTTCGTTAAGCATGGGCGAAAGCCGCGCCAGTGTGCGCGTAACTTCGTCCGTATCAATGGTGATGCGCACGGAACTTCCCGTGGTTACCGAGCCGCTGCTACCTCGACGGGTCGGGCCCATATATCGATCATGGAACCTCATTCCGTCACCTCCACCGCATTGATCTCCAAGCGCCGGCGCTTCTGGTCTCTGTCCCAGCAGCCCTTGATGAAGAACGTGCGCGTAGTGCCGTTGTCTTCAAGCAGCAAACGGGAACGCGTGGTTACGGACGGATGGAAAGCAGCCAGGATGCGCCAATCAGTGCGCACGCTTGAGCCGCCGTCATCCATTGTCTCTTCGGTGTTCGCGTTCTCAATGTGAACTGGGATGGTCGCAAACGAAAGCCAAGACTCGGAAGCCTGGCCAAACGCGTCGAGCGTGGCTACCGGATTCTGCGCCGTCATGACGAGGCGCATCATGCCCGATGGAACGTGCCCGGCCATTACCCAATCCCCTTACCCATCATGCCGGTGATCCGATCCCAATAGGTTGAGTCCAGGGCAACCGTATCGTCGCCGCGGCTTGCCACATGGTGCGCCACGCGCTGAAGGAGCGCCATCTCAAGCAGCGGGTTCAGCGCTGCGTTTCCGGCGGTTACGGTCAGCGTGACTGGGTACGTCAGGTTGTCAATGTCCATATCGACGTAGATCAAACCATTAATTTGGATCTTCGCGCACGTGCCCGTGAGCGGTACCGTCGTGCTATCGCTGTAGGTGGCCGTAGTTCCCGCCAGGTCGCCTTGGCGCTCCAAACGGAGGTACAGACCGCCGTAGATCGTCAAGGGCGCTGAAGGCACCCACTGCGTCCTGGTGACACTCTCCACGCACCACCCGGTGCGCTCCTCAAGTTCCCGTACTGCTGCAGACCAAGCAATTTGGATACTGGGATCGTCATCCGTGTGCGGGATGCGACTCCACGAGCGGAATTTTGCTAGGTCTAAAGCCATGTTTCCTCGCAACGGGGGGGTGGGGCCGAAGCCCCACCCACCCGAAGGATGAGAGGTTCAGAATCAGGCGTTCGTGACTTGCAACTGCACCAGCGCGTTGACGCGGGTGAAGTCCGAGTTCGCGAACTGCATGCCTTGGTAACGGATACGTGCAGTACCGGACAGCGAGAACTCGTCGCGGGTGATGGACATTCCCGGGCCCCATTCGCGGATTGCGAACGATTCGGAGATGTTGCCCAAGATTGCGATGCAGTTCTTGCCGGTGCTGGCGGTTGAAACGTGCGCTGGCAGATACTCGGTGATGTACACCGGGAGACCCATGAGCGTGAACGGAGCAGCACCAACAAGAGCGGCGTCCGCGCTTGGCACAAAGATCGGAACACCGTTCACCAGGAGACCGGCGATTGCTGCGTAAGTGTCCTGCGGCAAGATCCACGAAGCAGATCCCCAATACGCCGCAGGCAACTTCGTGTAGCGCATTTCGGACAACTTCGCAACCGTTGCACCGGCAGTGATTGCCAGGGCGCGGGTAGTACCACTGCTCGTTGCAGTGGTGATGTTGATATCGGTGGTGACTCCGGTCGATGCCTTGACGGTAAAGATGCCCGTCGGTGCATTCGTGCCGCTGCCGCCGATGTAGCCCCACTCCAAATTCTTAAGCAACTGCCGCTTCAAATGGTCGATGACTTCCATTTCCACGTTAAATCCGGCGTCCGACTGGAGAATCAGTTGCTGACTGACTTCGGTCTTTGGCAAACATGGAACCGGTGCCAGGGGGACTTCCTTGAACAACGGATCAGCGTTCGTTGATGCGGTACTTGCCGTATCGGGTTGAGTCCAAGCGCTGGTGTAATCAGCAGTCTTCAACGTGCTGAAGCGCAGGGTTTGGTAACCTTGAACGCCAGTGCGAAGATCAGCGATGTTACGCATGATGCTGTTTGCATCGAGGTACTTGAGAACCGCATCTTGATACACCTTTGGGATCAAGATCGAACTCGAAGCGGAAGTAATCAGTTCACGCTGCTCGGGCATCTGGCCAGTGCGGAGGTAGTTAACAAACTGATCCTCGTACTTCTTCGAAGCGCGGATGTCCATCGACCGATCCTCGGTCTTCTTGATGGTGTTCTCGATAGCAGACGATGAAGCGAAACGCTCGCGCACTTGCGCTGCGCGGATCTCTGCATCGAGCTTGCCGAGTTCGTTGGCGACTTCGTGGCCGCGGGCCTCGACTTCGACGGACATGGAGTCCTGGGCGAGAATGGAATCGCGCTCAGTAACGAGCGCCTTACGGGTCTCAAACATTTCTGAAAGTTTCATGATGGCATCCTTAGTCGCAGACGAAGCCGGGCAATGCCCGACAGAAGGGTTCTTGCCTCGACGCGACTCTGCGGATACGCGCCTTCGGACACTACGGAAATTTCGATCAAACGAACTTGATTGAGCGTGCGTGTGTTGCCGCTCCAAGAATCTGAGATCACGTTGAAGCCAAACGACATCTCTGACAACACCCCCGCGTCCACGAGGGATCGGGTTGACCGCGCTAGTTCCGTATCTGGCAAGGTCACTGAAAATGCCAAACCGTGCGCGTCACTGTTAAGTTCAAGAAGTCCGCTCTTGGTGTTTGCCAAGAGGTCGCGCGAATCGTGACCGACAAGCAGCGAGATGTTGGAGCGCAGCGAATTGTCAAACGCGCCGCGTGCGACTTTCTCGGTGAATGGCTTGCCGCCGTTGATGCCGCGGAACGTCAGCGGGTGGCTTGGAGCGTCATAGACCGAGGCGTAGCCGCCAATCTTGTCGCCCGTCATGGCTAGTTTGGCTGTGCGAATCTCAAGCATTGTCTTCTCCTGCGTCCATGTTGCCGGCCGCGTTGTCGCCTTGCGTGGCGCTCATTCCGCCTGGCATCGACACACTCGGAATCTCGAACTGATCGCCCTCCAAAGGGGGAAGCCCCATTCGCTTGCGACCGTCGTTCGGTGAGAGGATCCCGGCGAGGACAAGTTTCGATAGCGCCATGCCAGCGTCGCGCATATTGCCGCGAAGTAGGACGTCGGTATCAAGCCTTGCGTGTTCGCCGGGCCCGCAGAGTTTTCGCGTGATCTCCGACTCCCACGCTGTCACCCATTGGGCTAGTGCGCCATCAACGTAGGCGCGTGCTGTTTCGGATTGTGAGGAAAGCGCCCCGCCGCCTTGCTGGTAAAGCATTTCGGGTGGAATGCCAAATGCGCGTGCCACTTCCTGAATGGAGAACCGGCGCGATTCGAGCACGTTGCTTGTGCTCTCGCTGATCTTCTCAGCCTTCATGCCTTCGCGCAGGATCAACGGGCGCGACGCACCTTCGGGCGTTGAGTGCATGGTCTGCCAGGCGTCGCGGATGGCTTGCACCGTCTGGTCGGACATCGCGCCCGGATGGCTGATGCTGATTTTGCCGCCACTTTTGATTAGCGCCGAGTGCGCCGCGTCTTGGTCTGCGGCGAGATTGAACGCTGCTCGGGCGGCGTCTAGTGGCCCGATGAACCAATCCGGGCGGAGCGGATCCGGGTAGCAACCAAGGTGAAGCACCTGGTCGGAAGACAACGTAGTCCCGGCGAGCTTGTAGACCACGCCGTCTTCGGTCATTTCCGAACTGATCGCGTTCGTCGGCATCGGTTGCAGTTCAGCAACAGCGCCCGAACTATCGCGCCGAATCAGCGCTACACCGTTGCCCGATTCAAGGGCGCACGCGGTGATGTAGCGTCGGAACTCGTACCCTGACTGCCAGCGCGAAGCATCGCGGGTCATCAGTTGTGTAATCGGCGAGTCGACCAACTGACCATCGCTATCAACGACGTGGAACGGTAGCCGTGCAAGGTCTGCCGATATCAGTTGAGTCGCTCGAACGACCGCAGGGAGGGACGATATAGCCGGTGCGGCTAGCGGCTCCGGCCGTGCATAGACGACCGTGGCGCTTCTGAATCCCATGAACCGTGCGAAGATGCTCACTGAGATGCATGGAACGAATGTGCCTCAGGATGTCAAGCGATTATTTCAGACTCCTCATCTAAATACAGCGCGTCACAGAGTTTCACACTATTTCACACTTGCGTGAAGTTGCGTACCGCTTGCGTACCGCTTGCGTGAAATTAGCCAATCGGGCAAGCGCTGGTGCTAAGTCCGGTTGACTCGCGCACCTGGTGATGCTCCATCAACAGCGCCGCCATGTTGCCACTCACAATCACATCCATGTTGCCCTTCCCGCCACGTCCCTTTACCGGCCTGATGTTGCCGACATTGTCTGAAATCAAGGTGATTTGACCGAGTCCGGACACCAAAACTGGGTCATTGTCGTAGGTCAACTGCCTACTTTTCAAGAGGTCTGCCCAGCACTTCCAGGCAGGAGCCATCGTCCGGATGGACTGATCTACGGTCACAATGGGCCATCCGCGGTCAATCCATCGCTTAATGTCACGCGCTTGCGCCGGATGCGGGTCTACTCCGATCTTCCGCACGTCATAAGTGGCGATCATGTTCTCCAACTCTGCTTCCACCACGCTCATGTCCTGCCACTCACCAGGCATACGCCGCAAGTGCCCTGCTTGAATCCACTGCTGCAACGGGTTCTTGCATTTCTTCTCGTCGAGCGCGATGTCCACGCCTGCCCACCAGCACACGTTGCGTCCGCGGATCATCTTGCCATCGACCACCATCAAGGTGAGCGCTGTCAAGTCGAGCTGCGGCCCATAGCCACCGCGACTCAGGTCGATGGCGATCACCGCCGGCTGTCCGCGCAGTCGCGTCCAGTCAACCTCCTCAAATTGCCGCTCAAGGATTGCCGTATCGACATCGGACGTTGCAATCGTGTGGTATCTGCACGCCAACTGGGTTTCAAACTCCGCAATCTGCACGGGGTCGCCCGTGTTTAGCATCGTCTGCGCCGCCAATTGCAGTTGCGTCGGGTCGACAATGACGCCTAAACCTGGGTGCGCCTTTGCCCATACGGCCGGATCCGAGGCAGAATCCTCGGTATCTAGGCCGTAAATCATGGGCCACCACCCTGCTGGATAGGGCGTTCCGTCAGCAATTGCAGCCTCGCACGCTTGCCAGTAGCCCCAAATCGGGCGCGTCTTCTGCTCCGGATCGGGCGTGGTGATCGCCAGCAACTGCGAGGTAGCGAACTTGGCGAGCCCGGTGAGCAAGCGCCCGAACGCCTTGTCCATGCGCGAGCATTCGTCCGCGATCGTAAGCCGACTTGTCAAACCGTCAAGGGCTCGATCCGTGCAGGGCAAAGAAATGTAGCGGTTGCCACCATGCACCACTTTGCCAGGGTGCGCCGGCGTCGAACCGCCCGAAGATCGCCATCCCTGCTCGTCTTTGTCGCTGTCATCGAGCGCCAGCGTGCGGCACATTGTGGCCATGCGCTCGAAGGTCTTTTGTGCAAGCCGGCCATCGGGCGCCACTGACGAGAATTCCAGCGCTTGCGATCCGTTCCGCATTGCCGCCATAATCATCGATGCCGCGAACTCGGTCTTCCCGTTCCCACGCGCCACCACCAACAAAAGCGCCTTGGTCGCCGGCGTGTCGGTCTTTACTTTCGACACCACCCGCCGCCTGGCAAGGAGGATCATTGCCACCAGGCATTGCCACGGCATCCACTCCAGTGGTTGACCAGCGCCCTCTTCAACGCCCTGGCCGCACTTGCGTGCGAACGCCCGTGCTTCCTCAGCGCGTGGCTCGTCCCACCACACATCGTGCGCACCTGGCGCTCGGCGCTCCGCGAGATAGCGCTTGCACGAATCGACGATGCGCAGATTGGCGACGGCGCTGCCGCTGGCGATCGATTCGGCGTACGCGTCGGCAAGGTCGGCGCATAAAGGCGGTCGCTTCAGGTGTTTACGGCGTGAGTCTGTTCCGCCTG